TGGCCCCAGTTTTCCATCATCAGGCCCAATATACCGATGGAGGTACGGGTTATTGGCTGCGGTAGTATGCATACAGATACCCACTGGTTTCAACGGTTTGCCCTGTTTATAGCAGTCGTTTTCAGTCAAGTAATACTTTACAAGATGCATATTAATTCCTCCTTAATCCAAGACATTGGAAAATTTTAAAAACTTGTTGTTTAACGGACTGATTATCAAAGTACATTCGTCCCATTTTAAAAAATTCTATGATAACGTTTGTTTGTCCGCAAGCATTCGCGCTTTTGATAAGGTAATATTTTGGTTCATGATCTTCGGCTGTTAACGAGAATTTCCACGGAGCATTTTTGTAAGGTACATAAGAAGCATAAATATACATACCTTTCATGTAAAAGTATACAGTTGTGTCCATGTATTTGATTGCAATTATGCATTTAGAATCGGACGGTCTTTTTTGAATGAACTCATCATTATCCTGATAAAATTGGCCCATAATTGCATATTGGCCGTAAGGAGTTTTATTCATTATGCTGCCCATTCTAGAAAGAGATTTAGCCTCTGTAAATGAATCTCCTTTATACATTTCAACGATAATGTCATTATTGTATTCTTTATATACATTGAAACGTTTATCAGGATTAACAGCAAGCTTGAAATAGTCAAAATATGGATTAACCATTGAAATAGTATTCGCAAACAGAAATACTCTAAGAAGATCGTGTAATTTTTCAGTATCTCTAAAGCGGTTTATTGTTTCTACTAAGTCAAAAAAGCTATGAACTTCATTCGGTAAATAATGATAATTTGATTTATCGATGATGAATTCATCTACGCACATTTTATTTACTTCCGGGAAAGGCACAGACTTCAAAGCAACCTGAGAAGCCAATGGCGCATAATACCCAGCAACTTCTTTGTCAATTAAGAATTTACCGCCTTTTTTGCCACCGCTTACTAAAAATGAGTGTTCGGGATAAAATCTTGCAATATCATTAAAAAAGGTAGAAATATTCATTAATTCTGTTTGGTAACGTCGAACATACATAAATTGTTTGCCTGTTTTTAAAAAGTCGCTAATAGCATAATCTTTAAATGCAAAAGTTTTACCGGGGCCGCGATTGCTCAATACAAAATTAATTAATGCATTGCGTGTTAGCAGCGGTTCTATATTATAATGTAAATTATCAGTATGCATATTATCACCTATAAAATGGGTGCCCTCTGCCATGGCATTTTAACGCACGACAGAGGGCTGAGAAAAGGATGTAGAAATCAGACATATGCAATAGCCAATTTGTACACACCCTGCAAGTGTCTCCAATGGTAGGCCCAACTCAATGGGTGCAGTTCCCACCATACTATTGGACATGATATGCACTGCCTGACACCATTATTATACTATAATATATGCAAAAAATCAAGCTAGATAAATGTAAATAATGCATGTAAAAATTTTTAATTTTTACTTGACATTTTAGCGTAGCTATGCTATACTGTAGATAGATCAAGAAACAGGCGCTTGATTAAATAAAATTCATAAAAGGAGATAGTATCATGGCCGAAGAAATCATCGATAAGGAGATCGGAGAAGTCCTGCCCATGGACGAATTGGAAGTAGGAACCGTAAGCATTATTCCCATGCAAGACGCTTTTGTCCATAATAGCGACAATATGGTTATGTGCACCTTTGACACGGACGGTTCTAAAGAATCCAAACTCCGGCTTCATAAGATCAAAGCCAATCCTGATGAAAGATTGCAAGACCATATCAACGAAAAAATCACTGTTACCGGTTTTGTGGCGCATTGGGTAGAAACCAAAAATGAGAGAACCGGAGAAATCACGCCTGCACCTAGAATTATCTTGATTGACGACAAGGGTACCACTTATACTTGCGTGTCTATCGGAGTATATAATTCTCTGAGAAATATTGTTATGGATTTGTGGCTTCCTTCCGAAGAAGATCCTATCGTCATTATTCCGCGCAGGGTGAAAGGAAAAAACCGTTACGAATTTACAAGCCTTGAAGTAAGCGAATAAAAACTCAGATTCCCGGTATGAAGCCTGACATACCGGGAACTTTTCTCAGGAGGTTTTACAAATGGGAGCCTGCCTAACACGTGGCGGAGTAGCGTTAAATATCAAAGAATCGCCTTACAAAGCATCCATAGAAAATTATGAATTCATGTTTTCATCAAGATTATATATGGATTCATTTATAAGAAAATTACCGGAATTTGAACAAAAACTTGGATATTATATTCTCATTAAAACGCACGGATATTGTGATGTGCATTTATCTGCTGCTATTATTTTATATGAAAGCATAGAAAAAAGAGGGTTCTATATCATAAATAAAACAACTGGTAAATCATACGAAAGTATAAATGATTTTAGAATGAAATTGGAGGTAAGTTAATGGCTAATCCAGATGATTTAATAAAAAAGCCAAAAAGAAAGAAACCAGCTAAACGAAAGATCAAACAGCCAACTGAACCTATATCAACTTCCAAAGGTAGACGAAGCAGACCAGAAACATCTGTTAATAGTTCAAAAAACAGAAAATCAAGAACAAAAAACATTCCAGAGAACTTTAAATTAAATAAACAGCAGCAAGCGGAATTGACTAAACTTAGAAAACGTGCCAGTTCAAAGCAATCCAGAATAAAAAAGCGCTATGGCTATGACATACAAAGGCCAGTACATGGACGAAGCTTTGCAACAGATCAAGAATACCAACAGTTTATCAGACAATTACAAGACTACACTTCACGAGAATCGCACAAATTTCAAAAGATAGGTACAGGCGATTCATCTTTCTTTGTGCCGTCTGAAGAAATTCAAGGCATCAACGATCTACTGAAGAAATACGAAAATGAGCGTATGAAGTTTTATAAAAACGTAGCAGACAAAGATATAATCGCAGGAGGGCAATTACAGCCTGATAATACTGTTTTGCTACGTGCAATGATGAAAAAAGAAACTCCCGGTTCAACATTCTATGATTTACTACACAAACAAACATTTGAGCCAAAAGAGATAAAATCAATAGATGAATTTAACAGAATAAAATCTAGGCTTGAGCGACAATCCAAGTCTGAATATTGGCAATGGCGACAAGAGGTAATGTACAATAATTTTATTGAATCATTGCAAAAACTTTCAGAACGTTCAAATGTAGGAAGTGGAAAATTGCAAGAAATGATCCGGAGTATGCCTAAGGATAAATTTTTAGAAATGTATTATCGGGCAGAATCAGATCTTTCAAGCGTTTTTAACAACACGCCGGATAGTATGGAATTTTTTGAAAGCGTAATAGACATATTTAATAATGTAGCAAATGCATATGCAATCGTAATGTCTGGAAGATAGCGCGAAAAAAACAAAAAAGGCGGCGCTATTATGGTTCAAATAATGGCTGACTTTGAAACCACGCCAAAGCGTGATGATTGTAGGGTTTGGCTGTGGTGCGCGGTGGATATCGATAATTTAAAAAGGATTTGGTATGGGGAGACAATAGAAGAATTTTTCAACGCATTTAAAAACGGGCAATATACAATATATTTTCACAACTTAAAATTTGACGGTGAATTTCTGCTATCGTATATTCTAAATGTATTAAAATTTCAATACGCTGAAAAGCCGAATGAGCACGAGTTTAGAACATTAATTAGTGACATGGGAATATTTTATATGATTGAATGCATATTCAGCAAAAAGAACAAGCACGTATCAAAAATAACGTTTTTAGACTCATATAAAAAATTGCCATTTAAAGTAAAAGACATAGCCAAGGCATTCCAGTTAGAAGAAACAAAAGGGGAAATAGATCACAGCATTTTAAGGCCACGTGGATATAAGCCGACAAAAGAGGAATTAGAATATGTAACAAATGACGTTATAATTGTAGCTAAAGCATTAAAAATGCAATTTGAACAAGGCCTATCGGCTATGACAATGAGCAGTGACGGTCTAAAATACTGTAAGCATATTCTAACAGAAAAAGGATGGAATCATTATTTTCCTGTATTGGACATTGCAATGGATGATGAAATTCGCAAAAGCTATAAAGGCGGGGCTGTAATGGTTCATCCATTAAGGGCTGGGGTAGAAGTATATAATGGACATTCATTTGATAAAAATTCTATGTATCCTTGGGCTATGACTATGCCTATGCCGTGGGGTATGCCATTATTTTTTCAAGGAAAGTACCAAAAAGATGAACAGTATCCGTTATTTATACAGGCTTTGGCTTGTGAATTTAAAGTTAAAGAAGGATTTTTACCAACCATACAAATAAAGCGGCATGAGCTATACAAGCAAAATGAATACATATCAGAAAGTATAGAACAAACCGTGTTATATCTTACAAGCGTTGATCTGCAATTATTTTTCGATCATTATGAAGTGTATAATATCAGATGGCTATATGGTTACAAATTTAAAAGCGCAATCGGTATTTTCGACGACTATGTAAATCATTGGTATGAAATGAAAAAAAATTCAACAGGTGCAAAAAGGCAAATTGCAAAATTAATGCTAAACGCATTCTATGGAAAAACAGCATCAAGGACGCACATACGGTCAAAAATTCCGTACTTAAATGATGAAGGAATCGTGAGTTATAAACTTTCAGAAGAAGAAACAAAAGATCCAGTTTACACAGCTGTCGCTTCATTCATAACTTCTTATGGCAGAGATAGTGTTATACGTTCTGCACAAGCTGTAGGAGGTTCTAAACCAGATTCGCATTTTTGCTATATGGATACTGATAGCATTCACGTAATCGGTATAAGCGTTGAAGAAATATCTAAATATATAGAAGTTGACAGCAAAAAACTAGGCGCGTGGAAGCATGAATATTCATTTGACAGGGCAAAATATATCAGGCAAAAATGTTACATTGAAGAGATAGCGTACAAGAAAGGGACACAAAGTTATGAAGACTACGTTAAGAAAATGTCAGGACTTACGCCTCAGGAACAATCAGAACTAAAATTCACGGAAGGGGAAGAAGCCTATTATACATACGTTAAAAAATGCGCTGGTATGACGGATAATATAAAATCGTTGATCTCATACGAAGAATTTGATCTTGGTTATGAGATAGAAAATGTCAAGCTAAAACCTGTCCGATGCTATGGAGGCGTAGTGCTGGAGCCCACTTCTTTCAAAATGAAGCCCTAATGATCATTGACAAAAAGCTTCCAAAGATATATAATATAAATAGGTATTAATCCTTATTATAGGAGGCAGAAAGATGAAGGTGGAAACGATCATGGAGGGAATAGCGGCAGGGATTGGTGCGGCGGTAGGTTTTTTCATTGGCCCTATAAACGGATTGCTGATTGGATTGCTATGCTTTATGGCAATCGACATAATTACCGGTATCATTAACGCTTGCATTCACAAAAAACTAAGCAGTAAAATTTCTTTTACAGGATTAGCTAAAAAGGTATTTATCATTTTAATGGTTGGTTTGGCTAATGTGATTGACGCAATGATTTTTGCGGAATCGGCTGCTTTGAGAACAGCGGTTATATTCTTCTATATAGCGAATGAAGGTATTTCAGTGTTAGAGAACATTTCCGCAAGCGGCTTACCTATTCCGTCAAAAATCATTGATGCCTTACACGAAATAAAAGGTAAGGGAGAAGATGAAAATGGGAATGATGAAACAGACAGAGATTGAAGAAGCAATCACGACTCTAAAATCAGAAAACGAATCACTCAGAAGCGCATTGGCACAATTATCAACAGATTTAGAATCAAGGCAAATCCCCGATATTGAATCAATCATGCAGGAGCATGATCGGCGTTTCAGGAAGGAAGTATTTGACGCTATCAATTCATTTGTTCCGCAAGATGCGCCTGTAAAGCCTGAACCTCCTGCACCGCATATTGAAACGATTGATGAACTTTTGAAAGGTGGAAATTAAAATGGCAAATAGCAATAAGCCTGCGCCGTTGAATGCGGTTAATAATCTTAGCAATGTGCAAATTTTGAATGCTGTATGGGCGGATGCTTCTCAGGAATATCAATCCCGCGTTCCGCTAGCGACACGTGAAAGCTTGCAAGCTACCGGAAACGCTATTCTTAATTACCAGGTATTTTATAATGAATTTTTGCATTCCTTGGTAAATAAGTTTGCGTTTATGTATGTACATAACAACGTACTCCGAAACAGGCTTGGCGAGTTTAAGCGCGGCCCTATTCCATTTGGGTATTCCGTTGAAGAAGTTTTTACCGACATCACGGAAGCAATGGCGTTTGATCCAGAGCTTGCGGAATCTGAACTTTATAAGCGTACTATTCCGAATACTTCCAGTATCTACCATGTCATTAATCGGCAAGACGTGTATCGCCAGACAATTTCTCGTGCCATGCTGCAACGTGCTGTTTATAATGAAGGCGGTCTTTCCAGGCTGATTGAATCTATCGTCCAGGCATTGTATAACAGTGATGAAGTTGACGAGTTTATCATTATGAAATCGCTGATTGCCAGTTACTACAATGCAGGACTTTTTTATCCTGTGGAAGTAGATGCTGTCGTGGATGAAACCAGTGCAAAAACTATGCTGACTGCGGTACGTTCTAATGTTCTTTCGTTGGATATTCCGTCCAGACGGTTTAATGCAATGGGAGTAATGCGTACAGTTGCGCCGGAAGATCAAGTTCTGGTTATCACGCCTGCTGTGGAAGCTGCAATCGATGTGAACGCATTGGCACAGGCTTTCAATATGAGTAAAGCAGATTTCACCGCCCGTCATTTGGTAGTGGACAACTTTGGGCCAGATACGGATAATATTGTTGGCGTACTTTTTGACCGTGAGTGGTTTATTCAGTATGATACCTATTTCGGAACCGAAGCGGTTAGAAACCCTATGGGATTGTATGACAATATGTACTTGCATCATCAGGGAATCTATTCTACTTCTCGATTTGCAAATGCTGTTGTATTTATCTCCAATTCCGCTTCTGTAACCGGTATTACCGTTACCGGTGCTGAGTCTGTAGCTGCTGGAACCTATACCGATATGACTGCTAAAGTAACTGGTACTGCATCTAATTATGTGCCTCAGTCGGTTAATTGGTCTATCAGCGGTGAGGCTTCCAGCGGTACCTATATCGACAAAGGCGGAAGGCTGTTTATCAGCAGCAAAGAACCAGCTAATGCAACTGGAATCACTGTTACCGCAACTTCTACCTATGACGATTCTATCAACGGCACCGCTACTGTAAAAATAACTGCGTAATGTTAAAAGCCCGTTCACTTCTTTATCATCCAAAGGGGTGAACGGGCTTACATTAAAAGGAGTAATGTATATGCCATATCCAGTTATAACAAAAGCAGATTTACTTTCACAAGTACCACTAAAACCGAATGATGATAATGTAATAAGTTTTGTAAATGCCGCTGCACGTGAATCTTATTTCAATGGAAAAGTATTTATGGCAGAAACCAATATCCAATACATGAAAGAACAAGACGAATACAAGGTAAATGCAAACTATGATGATGTTATAGCGAACTGCAATTACCTTAGATTCAACAACGAAAACCGATGGTTTTATGCTTTCATTATGGAAGTAAGATACATAAATCCAAGCACGTGTGCTATTACCTTTCAAATAGATTATTGGACAACATATCAATTTGACTTGCAATGGAAAAACTGTTTCATCGAAAGAGAACACGTAACGGATGATACAATAGGAAAACATACCATTGACGAAGGGCTTTACACCGGAGAAAATATAATTACTGAATTGCCAACTTCAAATATGCCTTATACTATGCCGAACGGAAATGCTCAAATTGTACCAGTTGTATTAATGAGTGAGTTCGTATCATATGAACCTTACGAAGCACTAGAATTAGGGACTCATTGCAATACAATAAATATGGTTCCTCAACCATCTTCGTTGTGGGTGCCTTTAAAGTCAAACGAAACATACGACATTAACACAATTACTCAAAGGCTAGCTAAATTTCTTAAGTACATTAATTCATCTGATATAGGAAAAGGAGACGCGGCGTATGCTTGTTTTTCTGTTCCATATTTAGCTTTTGACGCGGCTTCCAGTGATATGTTTTTAGCTGTGGGAGACCCGGATACAGACAAAGGAACATACTCTCCCAATTTGGGGTTCTATTTATTTACAAGTGGAATTAATAATATAATAAAATCTTCTGGATCACAAGTAGATTACAACTTTCAATTTAATGACAATATTGGAAGCTATACTCCTAAAAACAATAAACTATATACATACCCTTATTATTACTATATCATAGACAACAATCAAGGCAATCAAAATATTATGTACAGAGAATATATTACTGGCACAACACCAACAAATAGTAATCCTACGGTTCAATTTAGATTTACTGCAAACATAGCACCTGATTCATCCCTATTCTGTATTGTAAATAGCGGGTATGGAGCAAATGCCCCTAAAAGCAATACGCTGTCTTTAAACAAATTTCCTAAATCCGCTTTAAACTCTAATTTTTATAATAACTGGCTAGCTGGGCATAGCGCGTCCATGAATGTGGCTACTGCAAGCGCTGTAACAAACGCCATTATACCAGGGCTTGCTGGAGGTAATGGGGCATATATGGCCTCTGGAATTGTGGGAGGATTTTTTGAAATTGCGTCTTTAGTAGCTAGGGATAAAGCAATGCAAGTTGTACCAGATAATATGAGAGGAAATATTGCAAACACAGCCAACACTTGCGCGGGTAGAATGGGATTCACGTTTTATAAATCTATCCTAAAATCAGAAATATATGAAATGATAGATAACTTTTTTACAATGTACGGATACAAAGTCAACAGAGTTGGAACTCCAGCATTTAGAACACGGCAATATTACAATTACTATAAACTTCCCGTTTGTAACGTATTTGGAAACGTACCGGGAGAGGGAATAAAATCTATTACTGAAATGTTCCAGAACGGTGTTACTGTATGGAACACAACTGACGTGGGTAACTACAGAAATGGCGTTAATCCTATAGTATAAAGAAGGTGATAAAAATGCCAAAAGCTAAAAACAGATATACCGGAATAACAGCTATTAAAGGGCCTGATGGACTTCAATATCCGGTTACAGTAAGCGGGCCGTATGCCAGTCTTAGCAATGAAGTTGAAAGAGCATATTTTTCTCATTACTATTACATGATGATAAATTATGCGGTCAGTATGTTTGAATGGATAAACCTGCCGTATGAAATTCCTGAAAAATTTATAGAACGTACTTTATGCCTTGAGGGTTTTGGCTCTTTCTATAAATTGTTAGATACGCCAGTATTTATGCGGTCTTTACTGCAAGGGCCCTTTGATATTTACTATGAGCCTAAACGTTTAACGCTAATTGCTGTAAACGGATTTTCTAAACAGGTGGCTAGAGAAGATTGCGTATTATGCTATAACAATTATCTTCGTCAGCCTACAGCCTTTTATCTTGAGACTTATGCGGCTAGGATGGCAAAAGCAGAAGCGTTTATTGAAGTTAATTTTAATACAAGTAAAACCCCTGTGATTATGAAAGCACAAAATAGAAACCAGAAACTTACCCTTGAAAATGCATATGCAAAATTTACCGGAAATTCACCCGTTATTATTGATACAGATAACATGGATTTAAGTTCTCAGTTTGAGGCCATTAATCTAAACGTACCATTTCTTGTGCCACAAGTAGAGCAATATAAAAAGCAAGTATGGGACGACGCTATGGCATTCTTAGGCATACGAAATGTATATAGCGATAAACGGGAAAGACTGGTAAGTGCAGAAGCAGATGGAAACATTCAACAAATTGAAATGTCTAGGTTTACAATGCTAAACGCCAGAAAAGCAGCATGCGAAGAAATCAATAGAAAATATGGATGGGATATTGACGTACAATTCAGACTTATCACCAATTATGGTAACGGACTTTTAGGCCATGCCCTCGATGATGAACTTATAGAAAGGAGTGTAGAAGATGCCGATAACAATGATGATGATGGATCTGGTGAAAATCCTTAATCAAGATAACCCTAACCCATCTTCTAATTGGAATGATAAGATAAAATATGCAAACAATAAAATATTTTCATTTAATTATCCTTTCTATGATAACGATAAAAAAGAAGAATTTCAATTAAAATTTACACGCAGATTTATAGATGCAAGATTAGGATTTGAAACTCCTGCACTTTTTATGCTAAAGCTTGAAGATACACTCAATTATATAATGCCATACTATAATGAATATTTCAAATCACAGCTAATGGATTATGATCCTTTAACAAATATGGAAATAGAAGAAATATTCGATAGGAGTAATGACATTAACCGAAATAAAAATATTACTGAAAATGACAACGGAACCAGAAATATTGAAAGAACTGGCAACAATAGCGGAACAGACACTTTAACGAAAAGCGGAACAGAGACAACAGATAAAAACGATACTATGAACGATACTATAAAACATACTGGTACGGTATCTACGGATGGAAACAGTACAGATACTTATTACGAATTTCCGCAAGCCGCTAAATCATCTAGCGGAGATTATGCGACGAACCAAAGAAATATTAATTCTGATGAAACTGTAACCAATGATCTTACAGACACTGAGAACAAAACCAGCACAGGCGAAGAAACAGTGACGTATAACTTAACAGATAAAAGAGATACTACAGAAACCATTGGAGACAACACCGATGAAACAACTACTAACACAAAAACCACAGAAGATAATGGCCTTGAAAAACAACTTGAACATTACGTATCGACTAAAAAGGGATTAACAGGTCAATGGACATATCAAGATTTAATTCGAAAATATAGAGAATTGATTATAAATGTAGACGCTATGATTATAGAAAGCGTCGAAATTAAATCCCTTTTTATTTATTGTGAATAGGAGTGAGCTAGTATGTATGACCGTATGCCGCCTAAACTTCCTTTCTATTGGAACAGTGTAATACCTGCAACTCTCGATACGGCTTTAACGTTTGACGAGATGCAAGCAAGAATCGTGTGGACTGTTAACAAAATACTTGAAAATCAATATTTGACTGTCCCGTATTTAATAAACCTAAGTACTGAATATACTACAACTTCTATATCTATTAAAGGAATTTTGTTTCAAAATTATACTCCTTTGCAAATTGATAAAGAGTTTGTAATTAATGGTATGAAAGACGGCACCTATTACATTAATGTATTTAACGATGCTGCAAATACAGAAGCTGGAAAGCCTCCTGTGCAATCTAATGATCTTCTGTTTCTTTCTACAGAATATATGCCTATAAATTGCACGTCTCTTTATGTGTTCGATATCTTAAACGGCAATATAGTTGGTAACAGTATAAGGTATAATGATCTTTATACCGAAATGCATAATGCAGACCCTAACGCGCATCAAGCCCTGTTTGAAGCTGTATACAATAAAATAGAAGAAGAATCCGACGGGCTTCATAATGAGATTGTGACGGAAACAAATCGCGCAAAACAAGCAGAACAGCAATTGCAAGATAATATTGACAATGAGTCCACTGCTAGACAACAAGCGGATACTACTCTGCAAAATAATATTAATGCTGAAAAAACTGCGAGAGAACAAGCCGATACTGCATTACGAAATTCGCTTGACGAAGAAATTGGCGATAGAATTGATGGCGAAGATGCTATTAATGCTAAAATTAATGCGCATATACAAAATAAAAATAATCCTCATAATGTGACCGTAGATCAGATTGGAAATGTGGTTAAATCTATAAAAGGTTCCAACCAAACAGTCTTATATGATAATGTAACATTAACTGGTATCAGAGGTATTAACACTTTAGGCAATAATCAAATTATAAGTATTGGCGGGCCGATGTATGACGCTCCCACCGATAATTCTGTAGATGTAAATTACGTCGGAATAACATCTTTGTCATCTAACATCGAATATGCCTCCACAAAACAGGGGTTACCATCAAAAACAGGCTGGCTATACTTGGTTAGTTATAAAATTGCTACTGCGGTCAAAAAAGTTATCTACAATATGGATGGTACGGCTTATTTCAATAACGGCGGAGAAAATGACAAATGGAACTTAATTCAGAGCAATGACATAGTTAAAAGCATTAACGACTTTGTAGGAGCAATAACATTAACGGGGGAGAATGGAAATATAATAAATAATAACAATAATACTATAACAGTATCTGGGGCTATGATAAGTAATACAAATGGCTTAGTTATAGAAAACAACACGAATCCTGGTATTTATTCATTGTCTGATAGCGCTTTTTATACGTCTAATACAAGTGGACTACCAAATAAAGCCGGTTGGATGTATCTTATACTTTATAAAACTATAACTCAAAGTAAATATGCCATTTATAACTTGGATGGAACAGCATATTATAAAGCATCAAATACGAGCGAATGGGTAGAAATTCAGCACAGCGGAAGTGGCACTGCTGGTGTTTCCAGTATTAATTCGTTAACAGGCTCACTTACATTAAATGGAGACCAAGGCGTAAAAATTACAACTACACCAAATGCTATTCACGTTAGCGGGCAATACTATGTTCTTAGTCAAAATACATCTATAAACGGGACATTACGTCCAGGAATAACAGCGGCTGGCAATTACGCATTTACAAATACACCGCAAAATAAAAGCGTAATGTATGTAATAACTGTAGATTATAAATCAAATGAATATATCTATGCACAATATGCTGTTTGCTTTGATTATTCCATTTATAGACGGCTAAGTAATGCTGATGGAAGTACGGCAACTGAATGGCATTACAATGGCGTAACAGACATAAATGATACTAAAGGCAGTATTATATTTGAAGCAAGAAATGGGGCCAGCATTTCTAAATCGGGTAATACTTTTACTGTCTTAGGGCCTATAGCCAGAAGTCCAAATTTAAGCCTAAATACAAATAATTCAGTTGGAATATTTTCGTTTGATTATGATTCGTCACCCGTTGGAATGCCAACCAAAGCGACTAACGCGTACGTGATGCTACAGGTAATGACAGATGGTGATAGTTCTATAGAAACTTATACACAATTAGTAATAGATAAAGATGATGGAAAAATGTTCACAAGAACAAAAAACAATAATGGATCACAAGCAACGGCATGGAAACTAAGCAGCTACAGCCCAGCATTGGATAATCAAACTATAACACTTGATTCGCTTGCGCCTAATTTAGGCATTCAAAATTTGACTTTACAATTAGAACAGTACAGAGGAGTAACATTCAAAGCAAAATTTTATGTGCCGTTTGCTGTTAGTAACTCGAATTCACCTTTAACTGAAATTGCTCTATGGAGTTTACCCGAAGGCTGGGCATTTGATGAAGATCAATATATACCGTTGTATATTAGATCAGTAAGCAGCGGAGCGTCTAGTTTCGGTTATATTCAATGTAGTAACAATGCAATGCAACTTATAATTGGCGGAACAGGACAATCTATTCCGGCTGGATGGATTGTAAGATTCTGCAATAGTGATGTATATTTAGTTAAATCTGGTGCATAATTATTAAAATTAATGACTAT